GCACCCCATCGTCCTGGCCGCGGCCCGCGATCCGCGCCTGGATCTGTATAACCTGCGCCTCGCGCCGACCGAGGCCGCACTGCGGACATGGACCCCGGTTTACGCCGAGTACGTGGCACGCGCAGCGCAGGGCGAGGAATTCGCCTGGCCCGCAGAGCGTGCCGTTGAGGATCGGCGCGGCAAGTCAGTCACTCCGGAGGAAAAGAAAGCTTCCCGTGCCCGTGGACTCGCGCATCTGCGTGCCTTGCGCGCGACATTGCGAGGGCGATTCCGTCCGGCCAGTGAGTGGCAGCAGGTGCACGGCATGGTGGTGTACGTATGAGCACGCAGAAGCCCCTGACTGGCTGCGAGCCCTGCACCTGGTGGTCCCGCACCGGTTGCCGCAAGGCTCGCCCGGGGTTTCCCACTGTCGGCCCGACCTGCCGAGCATTCGAGCGCGAGCCAGGAGTCGAGGGATGACGTTGACGCTCCCCTGGCCGCCACGAGAATGCAGCCCGAACGCTCGCGTGCACTGGGCGGCCAAGTCCCGCGCGGCCAAGCGGTACCGCTGGGAATGCCGCTGTGAGGCGCTTCGCCAACGCGTGCGCAGCTACCGGCCTAGCGACAAGGTGCGGGTGCAGCTGACGTTCGCGCCGCCGGACGCACGCCGCCGTGACGACGACAACATGCTCGCCAGCTTCAAGTCCGGCCGCGACGGCCTGGCCGACGCCATGGGCATCGACGACCAAACCATGCAGATCGCCGGTATCGAGGTTGCACCGCCAGTATCCGGCGGGCGCGTAACCGTGGAGCTGCTGCCGTGAGCGACCAGCGCAGCGATACCCGAAGCGACCGCCCGCAGCGTGACCTGCGTCAGCGCGACGGCAAGGCAACCACATCACGCAAGCAGGCTGCCGCTGAGGCCCGGCGTCGCATTGAGCTGCTCAATGAAGCCCAGGCGCTTGGGGAAATACTGCTCGACCCGTGGGAGGACGACTGATGGCCGCGCGCAATCAGCACGGCCTGACGCCGAAGCAAGAGGCCTTCGCCACCGGGGTGGCATCTGGGCTGACCCAGGCGGAGGCCTACCGGCGAGCGTATCCGAACTCACTGAGGTGGAAGGATGAGACGGTATGGGCGCGAGCCAGTGAGCTCATGGCCGACGGTAAGGTCAAGGGAAGGGTCGAATCGCTGACGCAACGGGCAGCGGCCAAGAACGAGGTCACCGTCGAGCGGGTCGTGCGCGAAATTGCCCGCCTGGCCTTCTCCGATTTGCGCGACGTGATGGAGTGGGGCCCGGGCGGCGTGCGGCTGCTCGAGGCTGAAACACTCGACGACGACGCGGCTGCCGCCATTGCCGAGGTCAGCGAGCAGGCTACGGGCGGTTTGCGCATCAAGTTGCACAACAAGGTCGAGGCGCTGGAGAAACTCGCCAAACACCTTGACCTCTACGCGCCGAACAAGCTGCAGCTGTCCGGTGGTGATGGCGATGCCCCGGTACGCATCGAGATCGTGCCCAGGAAGCCCGGAGAGGCCAGTGGCAGCGACTGAGCGCATCGAGCTGCCCGAGCCTCTGGCCCGTGTTTTCGAGGCGCCCAGGGGGGAACGGCTGTTCCGCGGTGCCTGGGGCGGCCGTGGCTCGGGCAAGTCCTATGGCTTTGCCCTGATGGCGGCCGTTTGGGGTTACGCCGAGCCGCTACGCATCCTGTGCACGCGCGAGCTGCAGGTGAGCATCAAGGAGTCCATGCATGCCGAGCTGCGCGGTGCGATCGGGGCCTATCCGTGGCTTTCCTCGCACTACGAGGTCGGCGAGAGCTTCATCCGCGGTACAAATGGCACAGAGTTCCTGTTCCGAGGCCTGCGACACAACATGAGCGCGATCAAATCGATGTCCGGAATCGACCTGTGCATCGTGGAAGAAGCTGAGGACGTACCCGAGGCCTCATGGCGCGACCTGGCACCGACCATTCGCGCCCCCGGGTCAGAGATATGGGCCATTTGGAATCCGTGCCTGGACGGCAGCCCGGTTGATACCCGTCTGCGTAAGTCGCCGCCGGAGCGATCGGTCGTTGTCGAGTGCCAGTACTGGGACAACCCCTGGTTTCCGGCGCGCCTCGAGGCCCAGCGCCAGGACGATCAGCGCCGATTGGATCCGGCAACTTACGCCTGGATCTGGGAAGGCGCCTATCTCGAGAACTCGGACGCCCAGGTACTGGCCGGCAAGGTGCGCGTGGATGAGTTCACGCCGGGCCCCGATTGGGACGGGCCCTACTACGGCGTGGACTGGGGATTCTCGCAAGACCCGACAGCGGGGCTCAGGGTATGGGTGAATGACCAGTGCCTGTACATCGAGCATGAAGCGCTCAAGGTCGGGTTGGACATCGACCGTACCCCGGCGTTCCTCATGGAGCATTTGCCAGGCATTGCCGAACACGTCAGCCGTGCCGACTCAGCCAGGCCGGAGACGATCAGTTACTGCCGGCAGAACGGACTGCGGCGCATGACCGCCGTGGACAAGTGGCCTGGCTCTGTCGAGGATGGCATCGCCCATCTCCGCGGGTATCGCGAGATTATCGTGCATCCTCGTTGCCGTGAGTTCATGCGTGAATCGCGCCTGTACAGCTACAAGGTCGACCGGTTGACTGGTGATGTGCTACCCAAGGTGGTTGATGCGCATAACCACCTCATCGACGCCGGCCGCTATGCCCTTGCGCCATTGATCCGCCAACGTGGCAACAGCTATGCGACGGCAGGCGACCGTATGTTTGGAGCCTCTGCATGACGATGCTGCCCGACAAAGACCTGTTCCACGTGACCGAGGCGGTCTGGTTGGTTGCCGACTGCATAGGACGCACACACACTGCCGTAGAACGGCAAATCTATCGCGGCATCGAGGATGGCAGTATTCGCGCTCGAATCGTCCTCGGGCGCAAAATGCTGGACCGCGATGAAGTCCGGCGAATCATCGAAGGAGACCCCGCGTGAAATTCAAAAACCCGCTTGCCCTGTTCAAGGCGCCGCCGCCACCGGTCGACCGCAAGCCCACCAATGCCCAGCTGTTCGACGACACCGCGATGGATATGCTGGCCGAGGCGTTGATCTCGCTGCCCGACCAGGACAAGGCGCTTGAGGCCGCTGGCATGACGCGGGCAGACCTTGAGCGCATGACGTATGACGACGAGATCAGTGCTGCGCTGGATACGCGGCTGGCCGCACTGCAGGGCACGCCATGGCGCATCAATCCCGGAGAGGGAGAGTTTTCTGATTTCCTCTGGGATGAGCTGAAGCCCGTCATTGAGCCCCTGCTGGCAGGCGCATGGAACGCGGTGCCCTATGGCTACAGCGTCATCGAAGTTATCTACGCCAGACGCCTGAATGGGCGGGTCGGGATAGACCGGATCGAGGAGCGGCCGATGGAATGGTTTGCGCCGACGCACGATGGCAAGCTGCGCTACTTCCCGCAGGATACGGGTGGGCATATCGATGTAGACACGCGTTTCAAGTTCCTGCTGACGCGCCGTGACCCGACGTATCGGAACCCTTACGGCAAGGCGCTGCTGTCCCGCCTGTATGCCGCATTCTTCCTGCGTCAGGCTGGCTGGAAGTTCTGGCCGCAGTTTCTCGAGCGGTTCGGCGCCCCGTTGCTGGTAGGCAAGACGGCGGGCGATACCAGCAAGCTGGCCGAGGCCCTGGCTGCAGCGGTTCAGGCCGCCACGCTGGCGGTCGACGAGCGAGACAGCGTCGAGGCCATCGGGTCGACCGGCGATGGCGCGGCGTTCGAGCGGTTCGAGGCTGCCGTCATCAAGCGCATCCAGAAGGTCATCCTCGGCCAGACATTGACCACGGACGTCTGCAAGTCCGGCAGCTATGCAGCGGCCAATGTGCACAACATGGTGCGACAGGACCGCAAGCTGTCAGATGTCAGGTTGGTCACGCGAACCGTGCAACACCTGGTAGATGCCCTGGCCGTGCTGAACCGGCAGCCAGAAAGCCCGACGTTTATCCTCGACGACGGCGCAGGCCTGCAGCTCGAGCGCGCCGAGAGGGATGCAAAGCTGGCACAGGCTGGCATCGCTCGGTTTACCGATGACTACCTGATGCGCGCTTACGAATTCGAGCGCGAGGACTTCGAGATACCCGAACCCCGGGAAGCCTCAGATTCGCGTCCCGGCTCGTTCACGATGCCGGCACTGAAGCTGTCGGCGGCGGACGACCTGGAGGCCGACAGCTTCACCCCTGGGCAACAGGCCATCGAGGACTTGGCCGACGACGCGCTGCGTCGCTTGCGCCAGCCGATCCCGGCGACCGCGCTGCGCGCCGCAATCCGGGGGGCGAAGGACCCGGAAGACCTGGCCGAGCGCCTGTCCGCGCTGTACGAAGGACAGGATGCCGTCCAGTTCCGGCGCGTGCTCGAACGCGCCCTGTTCGCGGCCGATGTGCTCGGCTATGTCAACCAGGAGGAAGACGTTGCCTGACTCGCCCCTGCGCCTGAAGGCGGTGCCGTTCGCCGAGGCGATCCGCGCGGCACGAGCGCGCGGTGTCGTGCTGCCTGATGCCTACTACGGAGAACTGCATGGCCTGGCGCGTAGCCTCACATTCAGCGTTGCCGGCCTGTCGAAGCTTGATCAGATACAGCAGGTGAGCGACAGCCTTGCGCAGGCGCTGGAGTCCGGCGGTACATTCGAGTCCTGGAAAAAGAAGCTGCTCAAGTCGCCGCAGGCGCTGGCTCTGCCTGATCATCGTCTCGACAACATTTTCCGCACCAATATCCAGTCCGCTTACGCGCGTGGGCGGTGGGAGAAAACCACTAGGAACAAGGGTAATCGGCCCTACCTGATGTATTCAGCCATCAACGACAGCCGCACCCGGCCGCATCACGCGGCGATGGATGGCATGGTCGCGGTAGTCGATGATCCGATCTGGGAGTCCTGGTATCCCCCGTCAGGCTACCGGTGCCGGTGCTCAGTGATCACGCTGTCGGAGCGCCAGGCTGACAGGTACCGCCAGCGCGACGAGCAGCGCCAGAACGACAACCCGGCATTGCGCCAGGAGCGGCTGAATGCGCGGCCGGACAAAGGCTGGGATTACCACCCGGGGAGAGCGCCGACCGAGGGAGTGCGGCGCGCGATCAACCAGCGCCGCGAGCGCTGCGGTGTGATGCAGTTCGCGCGCAAGGCGCGGGGGCGATGCCTTGATCAGATCGACGATATCCTGCAGCGCCTTGAAACACCCCTTGACCGCGACAAGCCAATGCCGGACCCGCGGCCGACGCAGACACAGCTACTCCCCACGGGATTGAGTGGCGACGAGTACGCCAAGCGCTTCCTCGCGGAATTTGCGCCAGGCGGCGAGGGTAGCGCTGTCTTGCAGAGCGTGTATGACCTGCCGTTGCTGATTTCATCGAAGATGCTGCGCGCTCAATCCGGAGCGTGGAAAAGCGACAAGCGGGGCCGCGGGCCGTATCTCCCCCTCGTGGCCGATGCAATAAAAGCACCAGATGAGATATGGGTCGAAGAAAATTCCAGATACGAGGTGGTAAAGCTGTATTACCTCGCAAGGTTTCAGCTCAGATCAAAGATCATTCGCGCGATTGCTGTTTTCAAGTCAGCTGACAGGGTCTTCGAGGGGTTGACGGCTTATGTCACAGGCCAGGCAGACTACTTCGAGGATCAGCGCGGCGGGGGAAAGCGCCTTCTCTACAAGCGGGGGGTGTGACGCGGGCCAACCGGCTGGTCCCGCGCCCCTGTTGGTTCCTCGTGAAGCGGGCCGGTCACAATGGTGCGGCCAACAGTTACGCCCGTAAGGATAGCACTAGGATGCGGCCTGGGCCAGAGTCAATCCCCACCCGAAAAAATAGTCTGACAATTCCGACAATTCCGACAATTCTGACCAACCTGACATTCGCTCCGGCTATAACACCGAGGCATGAAGGTTGACGCTATCGACGATGGCCGCCTGGGTCACATTTTTGCCGCAACCCCAGCGCGCATCGCTCCGGCCCAGAAAGGTGGCAAGCGCAAGTTCTCCGGCATCGCCTACAGCGGTGACCCGATCCGTCACCCGTACCTCGGCCAGGTCGTCTTCGACCTGTCGACCACGACGGCGCATGACCCCACGCCGATCCTGCTGAACCACAGAGACGCGCAGCGCGTTGGCTTCGCCCGCCTGTCGTTCAGTGACCAGGGCATCGCCATCGAGGACGGCGAGCTGCTGAGCAACAGCGATGCCCAGGCCGTCGCCGCCGACTCGGACGATGGCTTCCCCTGGCAGATGAGCGTCTACATCGAGCCTGGCAGCGTGGAGGCGATCGAGGCCGGCGTGACTGCCTCGGTCAACGGCCGCGAGGTGGTAGGCCCCGCGAATATCTGGCGCAACAACTTCATTCGCGAGGTCAGTTGGACACCAACTGGCGTCGACTACAACACGAGTGCCCAGGCCTTGAGCGCCCACGGGCGATCACTGCCCGAGGGCAACCCAGCAAAAGAGGACGACGACATGAAGCTCGAGGAGCTGCAAGCCAAGTACGAAGCGCTCGAAGCCAAGTTTTCCGCGATCGAGGCGGAACGTGACGCCGAGAAACAGCGGGCGGACGAGGCCGAGAAAGCGATCAGAGAGGCACTGACTGCGGCCCGACTGAGTGCCGTGAAGGATCTGTTTGCCGCGACCGGCGACGAGTTCACCGAAGATGCCGCCGCTCCGTTCATGAGCATGGACGACAGCACCTTCAGTGCCGTTTCCGAGCGCATGAAGGGCATGGCAGAAAAGCTCGGCGCTTCCGGAGGCAACAGCGACATCCTGTTTCAGGACCAGGCCGATCAGGGCCGTCAAGCGCCCAAAGACGACGAGACGCTGCAGCCGATGGCGCTGTCAGCGCTTTATCAGCAGTTCAACAAACCGGCCGCCTGACTGGCCCCAGGAGATAAACAGTCATGCAGACAGAAACCAACCGAATCGGTGAATTCATCGGCTCCGAAGCAAACGGCACCCGCAGCCGAGAGGTCGTCACCATCCTGTCGGGCGAAACCGTCACCGGTGGCGCCGTGCTCGGCAAGGTCACAGCGTCGGGCAAGTATGTCCCGCTGGATCCGGGCGCGAGCGACGGCAGTGAGGCCGCCGCGGCTATCGCCTACGAAGACTGCGACGCCAGCGCGGCCGACACCGACGTTACCGTCATCGTGCGTGACGCCGAGGTCAAGACGGACGCCCTGGTATGGGCGTCCGGCGTCACGGCGCCCCAGCAGGCGACAGCCATCGCAGAGCTCGCGGCGCTGGGCATCATCGCCCGATAACGGCGTCACTCAATCACGACAGAGGACTGATACATGCTTACCGACGCCTTCACCCCAAACGCCTTCCGGATGCAGACGCTGACCGCGTCCATCGAGCGAGCGGTATACGCTCCTGGCCGCCTGCAGGAGGTTGGACTGTTCACCGCGTCCGGCATCACAACCCTTGATGCCGCTATCGAGTACCGCAATGGTGTGCTGTCACTGGTCGACGTCAAGCCGCGCGGAGCCCCCGGCAAGTCGATCCTCGCGGAAAAGCGCGACATCCATTCCTTCCGCGTGCCGCATATCCCGGTATCTGGCGCGGTGCTGGCTGACGAGGTGCAGGGGGTGCGCGCGTTCGGTAGCGAGACGCAGGCCGAGGTGCTGCAGACGCGCATCAACAACGAGCTCGAAATCATGCGGCGCGATCTGGACTACACGATCGAGTCGCATCGGGTCAGCGCACTGAAAGGCCTGATGTACAACGCCAACGGCGGTACCACCGACCTGTTCACCGAGTTCGGCGTCACGCAGGCAACCCAGGCGATGGCTCTGACGACGGCGACCACCAAGGTCCGGGTCAAGATCACCCAGGCGCTGAAGAAGATGGAGGATGCGCTCGACGGTACCCGTTACAGCGGTGCGCGCGCCTTCTGCGGACAGCTGTTCTGGGAGGAGTTGATCGACCACCCGCTGGTCCGTGATACCTACCAAAACACGCAGATGGCGGCTTCTCTGCGCGCCAATGGCCTGCAAGAGTTCGACTTCGGCGGCGTGACCTGGGAGCGCTACCGTGGCACCTCGACCGTCAAGATCGAGGATGACGACGCCTACCTGGTGCCGGTCGGCGTGCCTGACCTGTTCATCACCCGGTTCGCTCCGGCGAACTACAACGAGACCGTCAACACCGTTGGTCGCCCCTACTACGTCAAGGCGGAGCCGATGAAGTTTGGCAAGGGCTATGAGCTGGAAGGCCAGAGCAACCCGCTGAACATCTGCACGCGGCCGGGCGCGATCGTCAAGCTGACGAAGGTGTAACGCAAGAACCAGCGAAGACCACGGAGGGTCACTCCTCTTGAGCCCCGGCACCCGAAAAGTCGGGCCGGGGTTTTTTTGGACATGGGTGTAGAAGAGTTGAGCCGGTGACCACAGAAGACGTATCCAAGTGGTTCGACAAATGGATAAGCCCCGTAACCATCATGAGCCTTATCGGGGCGATCATCTGGGGCGTGCAACTTAACGCTGTCGCTTTGGGCAACAGCAAAGAGCTGGCGGCGCTTACAGCCGTGGTCTCGAACAACGTCGAGGTGAACATCGAGCAAAGCACGCAGCTCGCGCGCATCGCATCAACGCTGGATGCGATCGATCAGAGACACAGTGAGACGCACCGGCACGTTTTAGAGCGAGAACGCGAAGCCGAAGCCTGGAAGCGAAAGATCGAGGCCAACCAGCGGCAGCTGGATTTGATCGAACGGCAGTGGGGTAACTGATGCACCTGACCGAGCGCAGTAAGAAGAACCTTGAGGGCGTACACGGAGACCTTGCGCTGCTTCTGGAGGCTGTGGAATTTCCGCACCCGGTTGTTGTGACCGAAGGTCTGCGCACACAGCAGCGGCAGAAGAAGCTGCTCGCCGAGGGCAAGTCGCAGACGATGAACAGTCGACACCTGACCGGGCATGCCGTCGATGTCGCTATTTTCCCGGACGGGAAGGTCTCATGGGATTTCAAGCTCTACCGGGAATTTGCCAAAGCGATGAAGCGGACGGCCGCAGAGCTTGGCATCGGCCTGACTTGGGGCGGCGATTGGTCGAGCCTGAAGGACGGCACGCACTTCCAGTTGTCCTGGGAAGCTTACCCGCTGACGGAGAAACCCAAGACGGTAGCGAACAGCAAGACTGTGGCGGCAGCCGCGGTAGGGATTCCGGCGACGGCATTCATGGCCGACGTGATCGACAGCCTGGGTCAGCTGATTGGCTGGCTGGACGGCGTGGACGAGACGATTGTCGCGACGATCAAGGTAGCGGCAGTGGTCGGCGTCGTGCTGTTCATCGTGCGCGAGCGAGCGCAGAAGATCGACCGGGAGGGGGTATGAGAGTGCTCATGTTCTTTCACGGTCTCTGGTCCTACGCCGCGAAATATATCGTCGCAGCAGCCGGTATTCTGGCGCTGTTTGCTGGCATTCGCTACCGGATCAGGAGCAAGGCCAGGGCCGAGGTCGAGACCGAGATGCGCGAGCGCACGCTTGACCGTGTCGAGGCCGCCGAACGCGTTGAACGCGACGTGGCGCGGCAAAGCGATAGCGACATCATAGAAAAGCTCCGTGATAACGGATGGCTGCGATGAATGCCGGTCGCGTGGGGCTGTTGATTGTATTCG